CGCGCGATTGCAACATGCGCGGCCTGTAGTTGCGCTTCTAGCGTTCGTTTGTCCTTGTCCAGTGCCTCTGCTTTCGCTTCGGCTCTATCGGCTCTCGCGTTTGCTTCCTCTAGCGCTACGCTATCCCTGACCGTCTGCCACTCTTTTTTGAGTGCTTCGATCAGCTCGGGACGCGCCTCTCGGACTTCCTCTAGTGACACGCTATCCAGCACGGCGCGCGTCCAGCCATCGTCAGACATCATAAGTTGTTCAAACCCGCCGCCAGCCGCTGGCTCAGTAACCACATCGACGCTGTTAGCGTGGGTGATAGCCTCGACGACAATGCCTTTCTTGCCATCTACCTCGCCCTTGCTCGTTTGGCCCAACGCGTTAATGCTTAGGCCGATCAGGTCGCGACCGGAGTTGACGCTTTCGACAATCAAAGGCCAAAGCCATTGACGAGCTTCGCCAAGCGCCCGGAAGTTCGCATCGGTGATGTTGTTTTCGTGCGCAACGTTTTCGTACACGCCAACGATGTCTCGCACACTGCGCTCTGGCCTATCTTTGGCTTCACTACGCCCGGGGTGATCTGCGTATGCCTTCAGCCCCTCCCACATGGGCGCAGCCGCCTTTAGCGTTTCGTCCGGGTAATAGCGTCCGTTCTTCGACCAACCCGACCGAATCAGACGAACCCGGACGGTGTAATTTTCGGGATCAAGTACCGCCTCTTTCAGTGTTACCAGTTCGTGTAAGTCGCTTGTGCGCATCTTGTCTTTCGTGAGCCCTCCTTAACAAATGAGCCGACCAATCACTTTAGCGATCATGTCGGCTCTGGAGGCTCTAACTGTGTTGTTGTAAACGGTGTTAGCTACTACCCAGCTAACTCCACAATATTCTCAACGCTGATACTAACTTCCGTCCGATTGCGACGATCCCAGAAATGCAATTGCCCGTCACTGACCCTGAACAGCAACACTCCGCCTGCTGTACTAACAAATGTTCCAGATTCGGGCCGATGCTCTACCCGCCAGTGTGCGTTGTGCCCTTCTAAATGCGGTGCATGGTAGGTGATGTCATTTAAGGCCACTTTTTCGTAACTCCTCGATCTGTTGGAGTGTCTCCTCGCGCACGTTTTGCATGTGCTTCGGTTTCTTTGCGATGGCTTCCCGCGTGTACTCTGCGATCTCGCCGTTGGGTGCAAGCGCTACGCCACTCAACCAGATCTTCATGGCGTAGGCGATACCCGTCAGATGGCCGTTGCGCCAGCCCAGCATGTAGCCTGAGAAAAGGCCAAGTGAAAACAGGAAGGCACCGGCGCCTATGATGATGTAGTTGATGTTATTCACGTTTTCTCAGGCCCCCGAAAAACAAAAATCCGAAAACGAATCCAACAATCAACTTAACCAGAAATACCGCAATAGTGGTTTCAGCGTTCATATCGTCACCTCTAGCGTCTTTGCGCTATCTGCACGCTTGTTGTGGTAGCACACATCATGCATACCGCAGCAAAAGTGCCTATCTACATCCTTTATCCAACCAAGAGGAATGACAGTAAGTAAGTTTCTCCATGCGCCAGGATCGTTCTTGTATGTAAGCGCCGAGCTAACGCGCCCGCAAAAGTCACACTTCCACCTGCGTTCAAGTATTTCTGTCATTCTGTGCCACCATGCATCACGTCGTACCAACACACATTACACTTGCTCATACCATCCCTGACATCAGTCATTATATAACCACACTTGGGACAAGTGACCTTATGGAACACTGATAGTCCATACCCAGTAGGACTATAAAGCAATCCGCTAATCGGTGTATAGCCATAATGAACATAGCGATACAATTCCCAATCGTTGCTATTCATGGCTCTGTGGCTCCTTTACTCTTTGGAGCAGGCTTTCCCTTTGCATCAAACGCCTGCCCATACTGATTGCGTGTCAATCCCCTATCGCGTGCCCACGTGTCAAACGTTTCGCGCTTGCCTACTATCCGATCCTCCATCGCCTTGTTAATCAGCACGGGAAGTGCAGCGCATCGGCAGTTTGCATGGATGGGCGGGGGCAGTGTCTCATCTGTGCCGCCCATGCCGTCGATAGGCTTGTTGCTCCAGCTAAATTGCCGACCATCCAGCGGCGCGCAACGCGGGCAAGTCCTATCGTCCAACGTCGCCTTGTATTCCCACCCGTTTAGCACATCGTCATTTGCCTGGTAGATGGCCACGGCGCCCAGGTTACTCGACCTGATAATCTCACTGCGTGCTATCATCATCGTGCGGTTGAAGTTGCGCTTATGCGTCTGCCTGTCTGCACGTAACTGGCTACCTGGTGTGATTCCAAGCTCAAGCGCTATACGCTTTCGGGCATCCGTCATGCTCTCGCCCTGTATCTGGCTTTGAACCAGCGCCCGCTTAATACGCATCTCAAACTCTGCGCGATTATCACTGTAACGATCAAGCCACGTCTGCCCCATGTACGGCGATAATACCTGCGAGGTGACCGCCTCAGTCGGCAGCATTGGCATTAGTGACGGCTGCATTGCCTGCCCCACGCTGCTGTCCAACACATAGGCACTGCCATAATAGCCCGTCTTGTACGCTGCGCCTATGTTGTTAAACAGTATCTTAGTCACCTCCGGATCGAGGCGATTCATGATGACGGTTATTTGTCTCAGCAGATCTTGCCGCGCCTGGGTGTCGGCTACCGTCCACTTATCGCTAATTTGAAATGTGCTGCCTATCCGATTTAATTCCGACACCATCTCTGCATATGCCCGCGCGTAAGCATCCCACATCTCGCGTATTGTGTTAGACTCCAGTGCGTACACCTTACCTAACACATAGTCGTTAGCGCCCTGGAAGTTAGCGCGGACAGTTGGCATTAGTCAATCGTCTTCGTGGTAAGCTCATCTACACTGTACACATGATGGCATCCAACGCACTGCACGACTTCCTGATCCTTGACAAACTTATCGTTGTAGTAATGCCCGCGCTCATGACGCTGGAACCTGTCGGCGAAGCATCCCGGGCATGTCTTCTTTGTCTTTGGCTGGCTTTCCGTCTTGCTCTCCGTCTCCATCTTCACTTCCGTCTTCGTTTCCGCCATTCTCGTCTCCTGGTTGTTGAGGCCCACCAAATCCGAACTGCGGCGGTGCCATGCGTAATCCTTGCGACATTTCGTCCATCTCGCGCTGTCGTTGCGCTGCTATTTTCTCAACTTCCTTCTTGTAATCCACATCGTACGGCATCAGCCCAGCCGCCGTCTCGTCACTCATCCATTCCTTGTCTGTTGCCACGCTCAACGCCTGCATGATGCTGGTGGGCTCGCTGTCGTCAAGTGAACGGTACTTGATATCGAATGCGTCTCTGATCTTGACCTTTAGCTTAGGCGCTTCTTCTTCTATATCACCCATCTCGTCATCCATTGCGGGCTTCTTGTCGTTGTTGGGCGTCTTGCTATCGAATGGCATCTCTTTTGGTTTAGGCTTGGCCACCTGTGCTTCTTCGGTATCCTCTACATCGACTTCATCATCCAAGTCCATTCCGCTAAGCTCCAGCACCTTGAGGAATACCGGCTTGAATATCCTATCCCGCGCAATGTCCTGCCAATCGGTGAATGAGTAGATAGCAGGTACAGCCTGAGCCGTTGCGCTGGCCAGGTTGGCGTTGCTGCCGTCAGCTAAGAAATACTCTGGCACGCGCATACCGGTTGCTACCTTGAGACGCATCTCGCGGCCATCATCGGATGCACCGGCTGCGTTTACGTCATCGTTTAGCTTCTGCCATACCTCTTTGTCGTTATGTACCACAATGGCAGCCTGCCCGGCGGGTGGTTTCTTGTATTGTGCTAGCTTTGCTGCCACTTGCGCGCCGTTGGCATTCGCGAGTGTCACATCGTATAGCACTGAACCGCGATAATGGTTTTGTCGCGCTCTGTCCTCTAGCCACTCCTTATGCGCCTGCAACCACACCAGAACCTTGTACAACTCTGGCCTGCCGCGCAGCTCGTAAGCTTTGCGATTGATGGCTACGTGTATCACTTCGTCGGACGGAACGTTTTCGTCCACCGGTTCGGAGTTGCCCATGCCATCGTCTTCGCTGATCTGGTACTCGTAGTGTATAACACGTCGGATAAAACCACGCTCGTGCTTGATACGCTTAACACCCCACGCGGGAAGTGCCGTCATGATGATGTCAGACGCATCGCCATTGCCGTGAAAGCGTAGGAACAGCTCACCATCAACCTGAAGTGTGTCAATCAACGTCTTCTCTAGCTCACCAAAGGCGTTCTCGGGATTGTTGCGAAATGCCTCGATTGCCTCTTTAACTTTGTTGTTGCGGTAGGTGATTTGCATTCCACCGCCGACACTGAACAGGCGATTATAGGTTACGGCTGCATTAGCATCAGGGTTACGCTCCCACTCCAGGTGGCAACGCTCCAATACATTAACGCGCTCGTCATATGTCCACTCTGTAAGCGGATCGGACGTGGACAGCATCGAGAAAGGCTCGCCTTGCAGGAACTTGTCGCCAAACTGCGTCTTGTACCTGTCGAACGCCTCAGTCATCTGCGCATACTTGCGGGACGCCTCGACACCATGCTTGCTAATGGCGCGAGGAACTTTGATAAACAGTTTTGGAAGTGTATCGTCTGCGATGTAGCTGAATGGATTGTAGTCATCAAGCGCCATCTCGCCAACGGCTGAAATAGCGTCACTAGCGCCGTCCGCCCAGCGATTCAGCGTTTGTTTCCATTCGTTGAGTGTATGCCTGATGACTAGGCTGAGATATCTAAACATGATTACCTATTTGCAAACATACTGCAATACATACTGACCGATTAGAATACCCATCACAATTCCAGCGCTGGCACCTGTTACGAAAAATACAATTTCCCACCATGTCACTTTGTTGTTTTGGCTCATTGGCTATCCTATACTATCTTCTAACTTTTGGTTAGAGAATACAGTAAGTCAGAAAACATATTGCACAGATGACAAATACGCTAATACCAAACGCAAGAATGGTAAGTACTATCGTGGTTTCGTTCATCCTGTCTTGTTCGTTTCTTGGTTGCCTGATGATTGGCCTAGTTCGTCTAAGCACGCTTCAGGCCTTCCGCTTCTGCTTCGTCTCTCAACTGCTGCTTGTACGACTTCTCAGGCTCGTCTGTCACAATCGCGCCCGGGTAGCCGTCTCGATCCTCGATGCCGCCAGGCAGCAAGATGGCCAGTTGTTTTGCCGTCATCTTGAGTGTGCGCCTAATGTC